CTAGTACAGCCCCATAGATCAAAGATCTATTTTCCGTACTAGACGTCGCTCAGATGCGAATTTCAATAGTTAATTAATTTAGTCAGTTTAGGTAAAACCTAATACTGTAAAATTAAAGAGCTCCTTTAACATAGTTAAGGCGTTTCTAACTGATATTTTGCGATCCTTGTATAATTGCTGACCATCTTTTCCATAATCGGATTTGGATGGGGTTTAATAAACCAGGTATTTCCGCAATTTGCGGTCGTACCTTCGCGAATGCATGTAGAGACATAGATGAAATCTCTTGATTTAATCTAAGATACTCTATATACAACTGCGCAAAGTTCTCGGTTTTAACATTTTGAATCTCAGTCACAAATTTTTGTGTCTGGGCAATTCCATCTACCTTGGCTGGATGCCAGGTAAGGTTTGCAATATTCGAAAATGCATCCCGGAGCAATTTCACAGGTGGAAGAACATCGGACTTAAAAATCTTATCGATTTGAGCCCGAGCTAAAAATTCTTTCACGCTCATACTGTGAGCAAAAGAGACAACCTCTCTTGCCCAATCTCGGCCCCATTCACCAGAATCAAAATCTTTAACTTTATTAGCATAAAGTAAAAGACGAGATTTTAATCTAGTGAACTCAGTTGAAACAAACTTAGCCATAATGGCTTCAGTTTCGTTTTTAAACTGCGCTACCGGAACCCGTCCAAGTTCAAAGAACTCGGTAACCATTTCCGGAGTTTGGGGGATGTTAACAGCCAAGACTAGAAGTCTAATACGTGCTGATAATTTTCCGATCGGCTTGTTAAGCCAAGATCGTACTTTCCATCCTGTCCCAAAGGCCTGCAATGCAGTTGCAAAATTAATCCCGGTTTTCCGGAATAATTCCACAAATGCACCTAATGATCGAGATGCTGCCCAATACTCTTTGAAAGAGATAGGGGAGCAATCGATACCATTAACTATGGTTCGTTTTGCGAACTCTAGTGCAGTTCCTTTGTGAGACAGAAGGGATTTATGCAGTCCGCATTCAACTCCTAGAGACTGAAGTATAAGAAGATATTGGGTAACAACCCGACTATCTCCGATTACTACATCGTCTCCAAGAACAGCATAATTTGTATACAGTTTCCATTTAGGGAAACCTGCACGCCATGCGGCAGCTTGTACTACAAAATGGTGCGTAAAGGCTAATGAAGCCCAAGAACTTAGGGCACCCATAGGTTGCCCGACCTCGTATCTAAGGTCTAGATATGACGTCTTATTGACGTGCAATCTATAAATTCTGCCAACCAGCAGGTTCGCCCACGCGGATGCGAATTCATACCCAAAAAGGTAACCTAAAAGTTCCTTTTGGATTCGTATCGGTAGACGATCGGTTGCGGCGGAAAGATCCAATGAATACAATCCACGCACTGCTTTCACCTTCGCTAAAGGGGCCGTTTGATCAAACGTCCCGTCCATTTGGACATCCCGAAGGATCAGAAACAAAGCTTTATGGTAAGGATACAGGGCCCATTGGGTCCAAGCATCCACCATAGCGAAAACCCGAATTTTACCAGCTGCCTCTTCCTTTGTTCCTAGTTTACCTAGGAATGGTAGAGGTTTGATAATTAGATTAGGTTTTCCTTCCTCGTTAAGAGGTTTGAACTTAATGTCTTTGACATGTTCAATAACTCTTATTGCCCAATTAATTTTGGGGTATTCGAGTAAACCAGTCAATGCTGTAAAAGATTCCCATAAAACAGGGTTTCTCATTAGGCTAACTAAAGCCCGCATTGTTATGTCTGGTCGAGAATTCCATTCTCCAAAAATTCCCTTAACACCAGGTCCTCCCTTAAAAATAGGGAAAACGGCATCTTTTGCCCATTTAATAAGATTACTCTTAATAAATGAGGGAGAGAATCGGCTCCAAACAAAGAGCGCCATAAATCTCGGTATGACTGAGATTAGGTACGAATTCAGAGAATCCGTACCGGCAAAGCCCTTTGTGATCGTTTGAAGTTTCAACTTTCCAGGGAATTCGAATATTCTATACACGTTAATAAGTGTTAGAGTAACTCGTATCGCTGTTGGATCACCGTGTCGAATCCGATTCCGTACATGGAATGGAATCCAACGTGGTATACCGGTACGCGTTCGCGAAAACCGGCAGCCAGCTATGGCTGTACTGTTATATACCCGATGACCACCTAATGATTGCTGCAAGGAGGTTCCGCAAGCTTTCAAGTAAATTGTTAGCCCACGGATCCCTTGAGATCTTATGATCCCACGACATGTAACAATGAAGTGGCAAATATATCTGATAGAACCGGATGTTAAAGAAGTACCCGCTAATAAACAAATTCCTTTGAAAATGTTTACTAGTGGGCGCCCACCTTTTACGGTGAACAACTCTTGAATTTCCTTTAATGAAAATCGCAATCGTAGCAACGTCGTTTTGTATATATGTTTGGGAGGGGATTTAGATTCCTTTTTCAAAGATAGTACAGACGACGAGCTATTAGACAGATCTTTAGAGAATTGTCTTGCAGAAGTTGAAAACTTTCTAACTCCCAGAGTCTGAGAGTTTGCCGGAGCTTTAACCGGAACTACTGATCGAGTTTCTTCACGTTCTACAATACGTGATAAACTAAGATACATTCTTCTAATTACTGGTACAGTTCTATACAAGAACATAACCGTTCTAATTGCGCTTAAAAAGGCAAGAGCACCCAAATACACCGGTAGTGGTAAACCAATACCCATGTATAGAATAGATTCTAGACCTAAATAATGCACTAGAGACAGCATGGCTGTAAAAATTGTTAGTGTTAAAATCATTGTATTTTAATATTTGAACTAACTTGCTCTAGATAGCACACTCCCAAGTGTTAACTTGTGCACGGATTTTAACCCAGGTACAGAGGTGATGGGTAGCATACTACCTATTGCAAGTGTCCTTAGTGCGGTCGCACGCTTCCAAATAGAATTTGGACCAATATCCCTCACGGGATAATTGGCACGCTGCTCCGTTGGCTATTTAAAGCCTACCGGGTTGTTTACCGGCATTAAGACCTAAAAGCACTAAGCTTTGTTCTCCTTATAGGGGAGAGGGCTTATATAAATTTATACCCTTCGTCGGTTACAAACCTTCAGGGAGTAAAATTCTTTATACACCTCCAGTACCCACAAGGGTCACGTATAATCTTTACGATTATAATTTCCATTATTGGAATCCAACTTCGGTTTCCGAGGCTTCTAGATAGATTAAGTCTAGAGTAGACCCCGGGCCGCAGAGTCCCTGATTAGGGTCTTTGGATGTCCAAATTCTGGTCGTCCGGCGCATTGTCTAGCTAACCCGCTAGGCCCACGCCGGTCCCAGACAAAACTAATATTTGTTCTTAAGGGTACTAATAAATTAGTAAGAATCCCGTCAAACGTCAATCAGAGTTGTAATCAGAACTGTTAAGCCTTAACTCACAGATTTTATAGAGTTTAAGATACGTTTTACAGTACCTCGGCTATCCCACGGAGGGACCCGTTGAAAACTGACACAATAGATATACTCTTGCGAGCACACCGAGTGCAGTTGTACCAAGTTTTTGGTACGATTCTAGGCTTTAGGGCCT